GGCCAAAAACCGAACTTGCTTATAGAGTTCCAGCTTCTAAGCTCACTAGAAAATCCATACAATCGCAAGAAAAACAAATAGAGCTTGAAGGTCTTGATACCACTATTGACTGGAAAAACACCGGTGATAACTCGTATGATGGTGAAAAGTTAAAATTACTAGTTCACGACGAGAGTGGTAAATGGGAAAGACCTGATAACATACTCAATAACTGGCGTGTTACTAAAACATGTCTTAGGCTTGGTTCTCGTATTATAGGTAAATGCATGATGGGATCAACATCTAACGCTTTAGACAAAGGCGGTGATAATTTTAAAAAGCTATACTACGACTCTGATGTTACGCAAAGGAATAAAAACGGGCAAACAAAATCAGGTTTGTACAGCTTGTTCATACCAATGGAATGGAATTATGAAGGTTTCATCGATGAGTATGGCAACCCAGTATTTGAAACTCCCGATAAAGCAGTGTATGGACCATACGGGGATGAAATTGACGTCGGTGTTATCGAGAACTGGGAAAATGAAGCGGAAGGGTTAAGAGGTGATCAAGATGCTCTTAATGAATTTTATAGGCAGTTTCCACGAACAGAAGAACACGCCTTTAGAGATGAGACTAAAGACAGCTTATTTAATCTAGCTAGAATATACGATCAAATAGATTTTAACGAAGGTGTTGTTAGGGATGGTTTAGTTACAAGAGGTGGTTTTCACTGGAAAAACGGAGTTAAGGATACAGAGGTATTCTTTAGCCCAGATCCAAAAGGTAGGTTTATAATTTCTTGGGTACCAGATAAACAACTGCAAAATCGAGTGATTATAAAAAATGGGGTAAAATATCCTGGAAACGAACACATGGGCGCTTTTGGTTGTGACTCTTATGATATCAGTGGTACTGTTGATGGTAAGGGCTCTAACGGTGCTTTACATGGCTTAACAAAGTATTCCATGGAAAACGCGCCTCCAAATCATTTTTTTCTTGAATACGTTAGTAGACCAAAGACTGCTGAGATATTTTTTGAAGACATTTTAAAATCTTTGGTATTTTATGGTATGCCTGTTTTAGCAGAAAACAATAAACCTAGGTTTTTGTACTTTTTAAAACAAAGGGGTTATAGAGGTTTCTCTATGAACAGGCCTGATAAAGTTTGGAACAAACTATCTGTAACTGAAAAAGAGATAGGTGGTATACCAAACTCTAGTGAGGATATAAAGCAAGCACACGCTGCTGCTATTGAGACATACATAGAAACATACGTAGGTCAAGTTAATGATGGTGAGTATGGTAACATGTATATGAACCGAACTTTAAACGATTGGAGTAGGTTTAATATAAACAAGAGAACTAAGTTTGATGCTAGTATTAGCTCTGGCTTAGCAATAATGGCTTGTAACAGGCATTTGTATAAACCTGTTGCAGAAAGAACAACTAAAAGTATAAACTTTGGTTTTGCTAAATATAAAAACGGCGGTGTTAGATCGCAGATAATAGAGAATTATGGCTGAGTCAGTTATAAAGAGTTATTTTCCTAGTCAAGTAGCTAGTGATCAAGAAAAACTAAGTCTAGAGTATGGGCTTAAAGTAGGTAAAGCTATCGAGGATGAATGGTTTAAAAGAGATGGTGGTGTATATAGATTCCACAGTAATCAAGAAACTTTTCATACACGCAGGCAATACGCTAGAGGTGAACAATCAATACAGAAATACAAAGATGAATTATCTATAAACGGAGACTTGTCTTACTTAAACCTAGATTGGAAGCCTGTACCTATTATACCTAAGTTCGTGGATATTGTGGTTAACGGTATATCTGAAAGAATGTATGATATAAAAGCTTTTTCTCAAGATCCTTTTGGTATTGAAAAAAGAACTAAATACATGGAATCTATACTAAGAGACATGCAGACTAAGCAAATAAGCGATTTTGCAGAACAGGCTTTTGGTATTAGCATGTATGAAAACCCAAAACAAAGTCTACCTGAAAACAAGGAAGAGCTAGAGCTTCACATGCAGCTTTCTTACAAGCAATCTATAGAGATAGCGGAAGAACAAGCTATAGCTACAATACTGGAAGACAACAAGTACGAAAACATTAGAAAAAGACTTAACTACGACTTAACGGTTTTAGGTATGGCTTGTGTAAAAAACACATTCAATACGTCTGAAGGTATAAAGGTAGAGTATGTTGATCCAGCGGCTTTAGTTTATTCTTTTTCTGAATCACCATATTTTGATGACATATATTATGTAGGTGAAGTTAAAAACGTACCTGTAAACGAACTTAAAAAACAGTTTCCAGAGCTACAAGATGACCAGCTAGATGATATACTTAAGAAAAGTATACATGACAGAGGACACTACAGTAACTCACCTAGAAACAACCACACTGTAGATATAAACACGGCTCAAGTTTTGTATTTTAACTACAAGACATACATGAACGAGGTTTATAAATTAAAAGAAACAGGTAGTGGTGCAAGCAAGATTATACTTAAAGATGATCAGTTTAACCCACCGCAAGATTTAGAAACAAGGTTTGGTAAAATTTCAAGATCATTAGAGGTGGTTTATGAAGGTGCACTTATTCTTGGTACAGACATTATGTTAAAGTGGGAACTTTCTAAAAACATGATGAGACCTAAAAGTGACGACACTAAGGTTAAAATGAACTACAACATGGTAGCTCCACGCATGTACCAGGGTCGTATCGAGTCTTTAGTATCAAGGATTACTAGTTTTGCTGATATGATACAGCTTACACACCTAAAACTACAGCAAGTGTTGACACGTATGGTACCAGATGGTATATACATCGATGCTGATGGTTTAGCTGAAATAGACCTTGGTAATGGTACAAACTATAATCCAGCGGAAGCGCTTAATATGTTCTTCCAAACAGGTAGTATTATAGGTAGGTCATTTACATCAGAAGGTGACATTAATCCCGGTAAGATACCAATTCAAGAAGTAACGTCAGGGGCGGGTGGTCAAAAAATAGGTGCTTTAATAAACACGTATAACTATTACCTACAAATGATTCGTGATGTTACGGGTTTAAACGAAGCTCGCGATGGATCTACACCTGATAAAAACGCTTTAGTTGGAGTACAGAAGTTAGCCGCTGCTAATTCTAATACAGCTACCAGGCATATTTTACAGTCTAGTCTTTTCTTAACAGCTGAACTAGCTGAGAGTTTATCTCTTCGTATTTCAGATGTTATAGAGTTTTCTCCTACAAGAGAAGCATTGATAAACAAAATAGGTGCGCATAACACTGCTATTATTAGTGAACTTCACGACATACACATACATGATTTTGGTATATTTATAGAACTAGCTCCTGATGAGGAAGAACAACAGTTGCTAGAAAACAATATACAAGTGGCTATAGCTCAACAAACGTTAGATATTGAAGACGCTATAGATATTAGAGAAATTAAAAACGTTAAGTTAGCTAACCAACTTTTGAAGCTTAGAAGAAGGAAGAAAAAAGAAATCGATCAGCAGATCGCTCAGCAAAACATGCAAGCTCAAGCCCAAGCAAACGCGCAAACACAACAGGCTGTTGCTCAAGCAGAGGCTCAAAAACAACAAGTCATTGCTCAAGGCAAAGCGCAACTTGCTCAACTACAAGCTCAGTTAGATACTCAAAAACTACAGTCTGAGGCTAAAATTAAAAAAGAGCTTATGGCTACTGAGTTTGAGTACAATATGAAGTTAAGAGGTTTAGAGTTAGAAGGTCAAAAGTCAAAAGAAAAAGAAAAAGAAGACCGAAAAGACAAAAGAACTAAAATACAAGCCTCTCAGCAAAGCGAATTAATTAATCAAAGACAAAACAATAAACCACCAAAAGATTTTGAATCATCTGGTAATGATACTCTTAACGGTAATTTTGGATTAGGTTATTTTGAACCTAGGTAATATAAATTATAGTATCCTTTAATATTTTATTTTAACATGCAAGAAGAAAACACTGTGAGCCAAGAACAAAAGGTTCAAAACAAAGTTGATGACGATGGTGTCATTAAGGTAGATTTAAGAGATTTTAACAATAAAGAAGATGTCGTACAAAGCGAAGATAATGAAGAGACCGGAGTGCGGGTGCCAAGTGGGGACGTGCAACTGCCAAGCGATGGCGATGCCCCAGCCGATCAACCAGAAAGCGCAGAGCCCAGTGAAGTACGGAGCTCCGACGAAGAAGAGCCCTTACGCGATGATGGAGAGCCCGCTAGCGAAGTACGGGTGCTCGAAGAAGTAGTAGACGAAGAACAAGCTAAAGAAACTACTGTTGAAAAAAATGATGTAGAACCTGAGAGTGTAACATCGGAAGAAAAGGTAAATATAGAATTACCTGAAAACATAGAGAAACTTGTTGAGTTCATGAACGAAACAGGTGGTACTTTAGAAGATTATGTTAGATTAAACACTGATGTTGATTCTTTAGACGACACTCAAGTTATAAAAGAATACTACAAGATGACTAAACCTCATCTTGAAGACGAAGACATTGATTTCCTTATAGAAGACAGTTATTCTTTTGACGAAGATGACGATGATGATAGGGAAATTAGACGTAAAAAATTACTTTACAAAGAAGAAGTTCAAAAAGCTAAAAGCCATTTGAACAACATGAAGAGTAATTATTACGATGAAATAAAAGCTGGTAGTAGGCTAACACCTGACCAGCAAAAAGCGGTTGAGTTTTTTAACCGTTATAAAAAAGAAAATGAAGAGTCATCCGCTCTAGCTAAAAGGCAGAACGAGGTTTTCGTTCAAAAAACAAATAATGTTTTTAACCAAGATTTCAAAGGTTTTGAATACAACGTTGGTGAAAAAAGATACCGTTTTAATGTCAAGGACGCTAGTAAGGTTAAAGAAAACCAAAGCAGCTTAAGTAATTTCACTAAAAAGTTTTTAGCAGAAGACAATACTATAAGCGACGCTAAAGGTTATCATAAGGCTTTATTTACAGCGATGAACGCAGACGCTGTAGCTGAACACTTTTACCAACAAGGTAAAGCTGATGCAATGAAGGAGAGTTCTGCACGTGCGAAAAATGTAAACATGGATCCACGTGGTCAACATGAACCCGCAACTCAAATCGGCGGCTTTAAGGTAAGAGCTGTTTCAGGTGATGACTCTGGAAAACTGCGTGTGAAAATTAATAAATAACTTATAAATAAATTAGAAAATGGGATTTGTAA